AGGATTTTTGCAACCAAAATTTAGGGAGAACAAGGAAATGTCACGTAAAAACTATGTGTACGACAACGGGAAAACACACAAAGAACGTGTGAATGTGTATCAGTTGGAAAAACGTGTGAAAGCGTTGGAAGTGCAGAACCAAGCAATTAAACGTCATCTTCAACATCAAATCAGCTTAAACCAACAACAAGTGCTATTGAATGAAACACTTTCCGACCGTGTGGCACTGCTTGAAAAAGCAAGTTGGAGCAAGAAAGGGATGTTTGGCCGTTGGTTAAGTTGGGTTAAAGGCAAATAAACAAGGGGGCGTGTGATGTACGTTTCAGGCAAAGAAAGTGCGGCGGCAAAATTCTGCCAAGCCAATCAAATCACTGTTGAATCGGTGCAAAGTTGGGGCGATTGCCGCCATGTGATCGGCAAAAGCCGTTTCCGTGTGGAATATGCCTTTAATAACCTTTCAAAAGGTGAAAAAGAGATTCTATTAGCGATGGCAGAACTCGACATTGATGATTTAGTTAGCACCACATTTTCAGGCGAGAAACTACACCACTACACCGAAAACGGGCAACGCAAAATCGCCAAGGCGTTTCGCAAAGTGCGGTTGATTTCGGGGATGTTTCCGAAAGGCATTACCGAACGTGAATTCACATTAATTGATAAAGAATTGAATTAGGGGGAAGTATGGCAACCGTGATTTTAAGCCGTGGCGCATTGAGCATTGTGGCAAAGGAATATTATCAAAAACTCGATAAGGCACAGGAAAAATTATTCGCTTACATCTATCACTTAGACAAAGGCGACGAAGAACAAGCAAAACAAGCATTTAACGAATTTATTGAAAACGGTGATTTAGCGACAAAAGCACGCCAAATCTTTTTACAGAAATACAGAGATTGGGCGCAATGGCAAGCAAATCCACGGAGAAAAACAGCATGAGAACAAAGTTTATCGTATTTAGAACAGCAAGCGAAACCGCCGCAGAAGCAGAGCGCGTAAAACAATATTTAAAAGCCACACAGTTTTGGCGGAAAGCCTATCAGTTGGCACCAAGTACACCGGATGAAGATTGGTGCTTTGCACGTGCAGATTATTGTTTTAAAGCCGCCATTGATACAGGCGCAATCAAGGTAAGAAAAAGCAGACAGTTAGATTTCAAGGATTTTTTGGAGAAAGGCAATGAGTGATTTTTTCATTGGATTAGCGGTGGTGATGTTGGGATGTTTTATGGCTGCCGCCTTATTAGATGCCGCCTTGTGTTGGTTGGCGAATTGGATAAGCAAGCACTTTTAAGGAGAAAACAAAATGAGTACTGATATTTACATCAATTTAGATTGCGGCACGGAATTGCAAATCACCAAGATTGGCGACCGCTTTCAAGTGTTAGAAATCGTGTCAGATAGTGACGGTTGGCGAAAACAAAAAGCAAGAGTGATTGGGCGATTACATAACACGATTATTGGCGCAGTGAACGAAGTCCGCCACTTTGCCTTAGCGCAATATGAAGTGCTTTCACTCACTGAAATGGAAAGTGCGATCAACTCAACCAATCAAGCCATTAAAGATTACTTTGATCAACACAACGAATATTTAGCCGCGTTATAGGTGAAAGCTATGGAATTGTTTACGTTTGGATCAGTATGTTCAGGGATTGAGGCAGTTAGTGTGGCATGGAAAGGCTTAGGTAAGCCACTTTGGTTTAGTGAAATTGAACCTTTTCCTTGTGCCGTGCTTACTTATCATTATCCCAACATCCCAAATCTTGGAGATATGGCAGACCTACCTCAAAAAATTATAAACAGAGAAATTCCTGCTCCAGATGTGCTTGTCGGAGGTACTCCTTGTCAAGCATTTTCTGTCGCTGGGTTGCGAAACTCGCTAGATGATGAGCGAGGAAATCTCACTTTAACTTTGATACACATATTAGAGGCTATTGATTATGTTAGATTCCAAGATGATAAACCGCCGTGCATTCTGCTGTGGGAAAACGTACCAGGTGTCCTATCCACCAAGGACAACGCATTCGGACACTTTTTGGCTGGATTGGCTCAAGAACGTGAGCCATTGCAACCAACAGGGGGAAAATGGTCAAACGCTGGTTATGTGCATTCAACCAGAACTGTCGTGTGGCGAACACTCGACGCTCAATACTTCGGACTCGCCCAACGACGTAAAAGAGTGTTTGTTGTGGCAAGTGCTAGACAGCGTAGTGTTGCCCAAATACTCATTGAGCCCAAAGGCTTGTGCGGGGATATTGAGGCGGGCAAAGCAACGACAGAAAGTTTTACCAGCTACGCTGAGAGTTGCTTTGGAACGTATTGCCAATCAAAAGTCAGTGGGGTACTAAAAGCTAGCGGCGGAAATCTTGGCGAGGGTTCTGAAACACTTGTAGTCCATGGAGCACAAGACTCTATACCCCCTATCAAAATAGCACGTTTTTTAGGCTGCAATGCAGAACTAGATAATATGTTGTTTGATATTGCACACCGTTCAGATGTTGTGCGCATACAAGATGCCGGCACTACGCCAACACTTACCGCAAGAATGGGGACAGGTGGGAATAACATTCCATGCATTAGCATCAACCAAAACATTCGCAAACTTACCCCTTCAGAATGCGAAAAATTACAAGGTTTTCCTCCAGGTTACACGCAAATCCCATATCGAAACAAAAAAGTCAAAGATTGTCCAGATAGCCCACGGTATAAGGCTATAGGAAATAGTATGGCAGTACCTGTCATAAGATGGATAGGTATAAAGATAAGAAATTATTTAAATCAAAATATTTAGGATATATCACACATGAACTGGGAACTTGAGTGTAATGCCAATCTTGCCAAACGTAAGCAAGCGATGGAAGAAGCTCGTTTGGCAAGAATGGAAAGTGCGGTTAAAACTGGCCGCACTTTAGACTTGCCACAAGCAACAGCCGCACAAATGGAGTTGTTTGCGGTTGCTCCGAATCATTTTGATTATGTTGAAAAACTGCTTTCAGATTTACCACGCAAACGCCAACGTGAACACTTCCGCAAAGTGTGGTTGCGTGCTTATCGCAGTGTGAAAGATGATGGATCAATTAGTTTTAGCTTAGGCAATAAACAAGCTCGCATTGCTAATACAACCTTGCGTGATGTGTTGACCAATCGTTTGGAAGCCGTTTTTGAGCAATATCGCATTTCTGTTTCGTGGTTGCTTGAACGCAAACGCTATTCAGCCAACTTGGCAATGCAAAAGCCTGTGGATAGTCAAGGCTTGCATTTTTATCTATTAGGCGAACGCCAATTAAAAGAGATCGCCTACAAACTCGCCTTGCACTTCAACGGATTGCAAAGCGATTTCGTGGAAGATTGTGCCAATCAAAAAGCCGTTGGGCTATTAAGTGCGGTCGATTTTTCACGTTTAAGCAGTGAACTGCATCGCCTTTGTGCTGATGTTTGCAAAAACATTGGCTTTCCACTTAAAAGCCAACACCGCCTAGAAGAAGGTAAACGCCTTTCTGTGCAACAACAAGAAGGCGAATTGTTGCGTGTTGTGTGCGAAAAATACTGGTTCAGAACATTACGCAGCACACAAAAACGCCTTATCGAGCATTTGGCGATTGGTTGCGGTGAAGTATCGGCAAAAGTTAGCCCTTACATTTCAACAGGTGCATTGAGCGATTACCGCAATCAACAAAAAGCCAATCTTGAATATTTAAAACAGATGATTATTGAAAACATTGACGATCCATCCGAACAGGTGGAATTGATGGCAATGTGGCAAAAATCTTCCGGTAATCCTGCAATCCGTTTTAACGAGATGATGAACCGCTTGCGTGGCGTGGACGAATGGGCAACAGAAAAAGGCTATGTGTCATTATTCCTTACCATGACAGCCCCTTCATCGTTCCATGCGACACACAACAACGGCACAAATAACAAGAAGTGGAAAGGCGCAGACCCACGCACAACCCACGCTTATTTAAGCAAGAATTGGGCGCAGTTGCGGGCATTGTTTGCAAAACGTGGCATCGGCTTTTTTGGCATGCGTGGTGTTGAACCACACCATGACGCCACACCGCACTGGCACTTGCTTGTGTATGTGAAAGCGGAAGATAAAGAAGAAGTGATCCGTTTATTCAAATCAAAAGCATTAGAGTTAGACGGCGATGAATTCGGGGCGAAAAAACACCGTTGCAGAGTAGATGAAATTGACCCTGCAAAAGGTTCTGCCGTTTCTTATATTGCGAAATACATTGCCAAAAACATTTATGCGGGCAATCAGAAAGACGAAACCTCGGACGAAGTGGAAGGATTGAAACTTGACGAAAATGTGCAACGTGTGCGTGCGTGGGCAAACCTTTGGGGCATTCGTCAATTCCAGTTTTACGGCAATCCGCCAATTTCTGTGTGGCGTGAATTACGCAAATTAGAGAAATGGCAGTTAGATGATGTAGATGATAAGACCATTGCAGACGCGCAAGCAGTTTGTGATGTGTCTTGTTTTGCAAGCTATTTAGAGTTGCAAGGGGGCGCAATGGCTAAACGTGAAGATCAGCCGTTGTGCGTGGAATATGAAGAAAGCGAGCCGAACCAATACGGCGAAACAAGAAAGAAAATTGTGGGGGTGAAGAATCGTTTCAGTTTAGCGAACATCAGAACAAAATTAAAAAATTGGGTTATCAAAAAAGGCACAGTGGCAGATGTTGCAACTGATGCCAATACGGAGACCACCGAAACAAACAAGGAGCGTAGCGACGCTTGGACTTGTGTCAGTAACTGTAACCGTTCAGAAATTGAACAAAAGGTAAAAAATGCACTTTTACCTGTCGGGTTTATGATTAATCGGTCACAAATTGATCTATTAATCAAACATAAACGGTTACGGCTTAATGACTTTCAGTGGATTTGTTATGAAAACGACAATGTTTTCATCAAAGAAGAAAAAATACCACTCTTTTCTGTGAAAAAATTTAGTCAGAAAGTGACTGAATTTTGGGAAAGATTGGGGAAAATGTAGGTGAATAGGAGAATAAATGAGACCTGACATATTTGCTACTCATTCAGAACCGATTAATAAAACAGCATACTTCACTGTATATTGTCCAAAAATGGGGTATAGGAATGATGCCCGCATAGAGAGATGCGATGAACTTGGAGATATTTTATTTGCTATTAATAAAATTAATCATGAACTAAAAAAGATTAATCTAGAATACAGGAAGGAATTTAGAAAAATTGAAGATCTAGATTTGACAGATAGAGAAAAGCAAATTATAAGGCTTGCAATGGCCGATAAACATAAAAAATTAAAACAGCCTTATATTGATAGAATTTCTGAATTAGTGAAAGAAAAAGATGCCGTCAAAGAGAAAATGGGAATTATTGGGCAGGTAAAAGAAAAGCTTTCATTTCATTCAATTTTAATTCATGAATTATTTAGATTTTTGAATAAAGAACAAGGCGATATTGCACTAGAAAGAACAAGAGAGCGATGTCGAGAATTAAAAATTCAATATTAAGGAGTACAAATGGAAAAATACTTTTCAATAAAAGAGATCGTGCAGACGGGGATTTGTTCAGAAGCAACAGTGAAACGTTGGATTTCTAGCGGCAAGTTAAAGTCTTATAAATTCGGTCGCTCCCGCAAGATTGCGGAAAGCGACTTGAACGAATACATTAAGACTTGTCGGCAATAATTTCTTTGAATAAACCATTCGCACATTTTTCAACATAGTTGGCCCATTCTTGAAACGTCTTTAATCGGTAAGGCAAATATTCCGCCCGATTATAGGCGTTTCGTATTTCATCGGAATTCAAATGGCTTAGGCAAATTTCGATGACTTCTTTATCTAATCCAAGTTCTAGGCGATTATCATTGCAATAGCTGCTGAATAACGACCGTATGCCGTGATTTGTCATGGTGCCTTTGTATTTGCCGCCGTCCATTGTTTTAATCACTTCATTCGGCGTTTGGCTATTGATATGCTTTTCATTTCTCGCCTTTGACAAAGTGGACGGGAACAAATATTCCTTATTTGCGTGCTGCTTGATGTATGAAAGCAAAGTTTCTGCCTGTTTACTTAATGGCACCAGGTGCAATCGCTCCCCTTTTCCACCTTTTGAAATTTCCACTTGCCACACTTTACCATTAGGCAAATGTTCGTGTTCGATGATGTCAGAATATTTTGCGCTGACGGTTTCGCTCGCCCTTGTGGCGTTGAGTAATCCCCATAAAATCGCAAGGCGAACAGTTTGTGATATGTTGGCCCGTGCAAGGCTGATCATAAATTCCGGTAAAGCTTTGTAATGGATTGAGGGGTGATGTTTGTTTTTGTTCACTGCAGGCAGATCATCGCCAAGATATTTCCATTTGTTGTTTTCCCAATATTCAAAACGTTCTGCATATTCGGCTATTGACTTTAAAACTAAATAACGCTTTTTCAATTCCGCCGTTGCGCCTGATTGGCGATAAGGTTCAAGCACGGATAACCCGTGTTTTAATGTCAATTCTTTGAAAGGTACGTCACCAATTAAATCAATGGCGGCATTGACACGTCTTTCTGTGTCAATCTTTGTCTTTTCTGTGTAATTGCCTTGTTCTTTGCCGATTTTCGCACGATAGAGCAACCATTCATTCGCAACATGGGCGAACGTGCTTTGCTGTTCTTTTAGTGCGTCTATGGCTTGTTTACGCTCAAATTCGTGCGGGTCAATCTTATTGGTTAAAAGTTGGCGGAATTCGAGTGCTTTTTGGCGGGCATCTTTAAGCGATACTGTAGGATAAGTACCGATGGTTTTTTCAGTGCGCTTTAATGTGTAGGGGCGTTTGTAATTGAAAACCCACGTTTTCACACCGTTTGGCTTGACGACAAGTTTCAGCCCTTCCCCATCGAATAAATAATAGATCTTTTCTGCCGCTTTGGCGTTGTTTACCTGTGCAATGGTTAGCTGTTTGATGATTTTTGCCATGGTAGGAATTTCATAAAATGGTAGTAAGATTTTGCGCATTGTAAGTTCTTACTTCCATTTTTACTACTAAAAAATGTGATCGTTTGTGAAATTAACTGATCTTTTGAGCAGTATTAAGACACTAAACAAAAACGGTCAAACCATTGATTTTTCAATAAATTTGACCGTTTGTGATCTTTTGTGNACTACACGTTTAGTCTCGTCTTTAATTTCACTTAAGCATGCGGACAGACACGCTAAACTTAAGCTAGTTTGATTCAATTTAGTGCTTCGATCCTCAAACGGTGGCTTCCACACGATCTCGTTTTGGTTTGACTCCGCTTTATCCCCGTCTTACGAGCGGAAGCTGGGGAGCGAAGGCTATGAGCAGGTTATTAAGCTGCTAAAGCGTATTGTTCGTCGTTTGCGACTATTTTTTTGCGGTTTATTTACGAGGCCTACCGCACCTCGACGTGCACCTTGGGCTTCGCTAATCCCGTCGAATCCAGAATCAGCCCCAAAATTATGCGCTAGTCTAACAAAAAATAAGCAGAAGGAAAAGAGCGGTATTTATTAAATGCGTGAGTTAGGGTAAATTCGGCGTTTTTTTATAGGAGAAAATAATGTCATTTTTTAAATATTTAGTGCTAGCTTTGTTTGTAGCTAGTTGTTCAATTTCTTCTGCTTTTGCAAAAGAAAATGTTTCAAAGGAAAAACCGAAAAGTGTAGAAAAAACTGTAACTACAGAAAAAAGCTACCCTAAGTATGTTAACTATACGATTTCTATTGATGTTGGCGATAGAGATATTGTGGTAGGTGAGGATGGTCAAGCGCTTTCTCGCTTTAAATATACCATTACGAATAAAAGTGAATTCCCAATTCAAAATATTCAATGGCTGAGCGTGTATGTACATAATCGTCAAGTTGTACATAGCCAAGATATGCAAATAGAATTAGAAAATACCTTATTGCCAGGTAAGACACTGACAATTAATTTACAAATTCCATTTACTCAAATTGATGAAAAATACCGTTCAATTTTTATGAATACGCAAGAACCTATTCATGTTTATAAAGTTGAACGTTCAGTCATGTTTAAAGATAAGAAAGTCGTTTCTGATAATTAAATATGTATGCTTGAACAGTAATTAAAGTGCGGTTATACTAAATAAAATTTAACCGCACTTTTTTTATGCTACAAGATAAAAAAATTATTCACATTGATATGGATTGTTTTTACGCATCAATTGAGATTCGTGAAAATCCTAATTTGCAGGGAAAGCCTGTTGCTGTGGGTGGTTCTTCTCGTCAACGTGGTGTGTTAACAACTTGTAATTATGAGGCGAGAAAATTTGGTTTGCATAGTGCAATGCCAACGGCTCAAGCTATAAAAAAGTGTCCTAATCTCATTCTTGTGCCTGTGAATATGACGTTGTATAAACA